TAAACTTTGTTCTTTAGTTGCTGCCTTAGAAATGACTTGAAACGCCTTTGCCTCTTCCTGAGCCCGTAGTTGCTTTTCTTTTCTATACTGTTCTTCTTGTGCTGCTGTCGTTGGATAATTGCTTCTAAGTTCTTTATTTTGCGTTTTAGAAGCATCTTGTTGTGAAGGCAAAGATGGAATGTTTTCATTATCCCATGGATGACTATTTAACCATGTAGAAATATTTGGTCTAAAATTGTGATCCCGATTTTTAAAATCGTTTTTATAAAAAATATTCCAAAGTTCTTTTAGCTCATCTAAACGCACATCAAGCTTTAAACTTCTCCAGGCTTTATATGCGTTCCATTTAGAACCTTTTTTATTCGTAGATTCCCAAAATTCTAAAAACTCAGAACTGTATTTTTGATTTTGAGAAGAAAAATCCTTTGATCTCAGTTTATCTACTTTTTTATTCTTATTATTTAGGTGTCCATTTGGAACACCCCCCCCGTGTCCATTTGGAACACCCCCCAAACCATTTTTAGTGGATAAGTCGTCTTTAGACTTTTCATCTGTGGATAAGTCTTCTTCTTCATTTTTCTCGGACACTGGTTGTTGTGCAACTGCCATAATTACAGGCCTACCCACATCCCAACACCAAGCTTCAATTTCTTTTCCGTCAGGCAAGGTTATTAATTTTTTTTCTTTCGTGAGGTAACCTTTTTCTTTCATTTCTCGCATATACTTCTGGAGCTTTTTAGACTCTTCCTTGATACCGAGTTGCTTGCATAGCATTTTATTAGTGATGTAAACATGGTCTAGGCGAAATTTGAGCCCGACAATATAAATATAAATGCGAATTTGAGTAGCATTGAGTGATAAATCTTGCGCAATATAAAATGGAACTAATGCAGAATGATAAGGGTCGAAAAAAAATTCTTTTTGGGTGTTGCTATTTTGACCAGTCATTGGTAAAATCCTTTTGTGTTACAGGGAACTCTAAAACCCTATATGTTGTATGATGCAAGACCGACGCCAATCGGAAGAGCATGGAAGCTGTATTCTTACAACTATTCTTTTAAAATTTCTAATAAATCATTTTTGAAACAAATATCTTCAACACATTTAATTATCATTGCTAAATCATGCTTATTTAAACTTTGTTTATAAGAATTCACAAAACAATCTAATTGCCCTAAATCAAGAGCTAATTGTCTTCCGAAATAATTGATGAAAAACTCTTTATCAAATTTTGTCATATTGTTATACTCCTAAAAGTAAGGTTAGGTAAAATTCTTAATGTTATATTCTTGATATAAGCTCCATCAGTTAAATCCTTGATTATTATTAAACTAGCATCACTAAGCCTCATCTCCCTGAGGCTTTTTCATTCTAAGCCAAGTAAAAATTAAATTATAGGATTATTTGATCTGCGCCAAATCAAAAAAACTAATTTTCAGTAGATTTGTTCTTTTTGAACTTCCATTCTTGAATGACTCGCTGGGTCATTTTGTGTAAGTCCATTTTGTAATTAAAGTTTATTTTTACACCATGTTGTAATCTTTTTGTTTTGTAATTCAAAGATTTAACAGTATCAACAAGCCCAGCATTGAGCAAATTAATTACCGCATTGTTAAAAACCTTGTCTTTTATTGGCTCTAATCCTTCGTTTAATCTCAACTCGTCTAAACGCTCTTGTACTTCAAAATAAACTTGATTACACTCTTCATCACCATCTAAAGTATGTAATGCCATGAGCATACGCACGATTTCTTTTTCAAGTTCTGATGAGCCAAATTCAGCCTTGGTGCACATTTCATCAAGCAATTCTTTAGTTTCAATTTCATCTAAAATTAAATCATGTTTTTCTGCTAAGCCCTTTTGTGTTTCTTTTATCCGTTCTTCAATAGTCATTGAAAATATCCTTATTAAGATGCAATTAATCTATATGCAATTGATGTATCAGCGCCATCTGTATCTTCTTCTAGCTCTTTAATAAAACCCTTATCAACCAGTTGGCGTAATATTTCTGTGATTTCAGGTACATCTAATCCAGCAAATCTCGCAAGTTTATATTTAAATACTCTTACATTCATGTCTTCATCGCACATATCAGCCATTCCAATTAACACAAGTTTTTCATGTGTTGTCACTTTATCTGGATGCTGCCTTAATGCCCAACTCAACGCTTTAATCATTTGCTAATTCCTTTATTTTTATTAATACCTTGTTTGGTTTTTTCGCTATGATGCGTATATCTGTCATATAAATCTTGAATATTTGCTTTTAATACACCCCCTGATAGTTTTTCAATTTCCAGTTGTTGCATATAGGTTATATAACCTTTCTTTTTCCAATATGTAAAATTTTGTCGGCCAATTCCTAGTAACTGGCAAACCTTATATTCACTCTTGAAATGATGTAAAACTTCATCTATAGTCATTCTGGTACCTCCTTTTTGCTCACTATATTATATTTAATATGCCTCGTCAAATAGAGCTTGACGAATAAGCCTGCCTTAGATATAATTGCATTGTAAATAACGAGTAGCGGAGTTCATAAAATGAAATTTGAAAATGGCATACATGCAATTACCAACGAGCAATATCACAGCTCAGAAGGTATCTCTCGAAGCGATTTAATGCGTTTCAAAAAATCCCCAATGCATTTCAAGCACAAACAATCCCTTAAGGAAACGCCAGCACTTATTATTGGTGAATTAGTTCATACATTAGTACTTGAGCCACATTTCTTTAACGATAGATATATTGTTAATCCTGGTTTTGACAGACGCACTAAAGAAGGCAAAGCTGAGCACGCAGAATTTATGATTGCCAGCGAAGGTAAGCGTATTGTAGAAGCAAACCATTTTACCGAAGCCAGCAAAATGGCCGACGCTGTTAACAATCATGAGTTTAAACAATACCTACAACAAGGCTATCGTGTCGAAAATTCTATCTTTTTTCGACATAAACTGACTGGATTGCAATGCAAAGTACGTCCTGACGCATGGTTGGGTGATGTCATTATTGACCTTAAAACCACTGCTGACGCGTCATTTAGAAGCTTTCAATCAAGTGCTTATAACTACGGCTATTACTTACAAGCAGGCATGATTAAACGCGCCTTAGAGAGCCTTAACAAACCTATTAAAAACTTTATATTTGTTGCTGTCGAGAAAGAAACTCCATATGCCATTGGTATTTATAAACTCGATGATGAAGCTTTAGAATATGGCGCAAATGAATTTGATACGCTTATGATTGAATTACAAAAATATATCGAACGCAACGAATTCCCTGATTATGGAATACAAACTTTATCAATACCTGCTTGGTTGAAAACGGAGTAATTAAAATGACGAATGCTATGACAACTGTAAATGATGTATTAATGATGTGGGAAAACAAAGAGCAACTACAAGAAATTAGAAAACTATTTGCGCCAAAATTGAGTGATAGCGAATTTCAGTTCTTCGTTGGACTAGGTAAAGCATCAAGATTAAATCCATTCACCCGTGAAATATGGGCCGTAAAATATCAAGAAAGCCAACCCGCTCAAGTATTTATTGGTCGTGATGGTTATAGAAAAGCTGCTCAAGCGCATCCAGAATATGACTTCCATCAAGCTGATGCTGTTTATGAAAACGATGAATATGAAGTTGTTAATGGTGTAGTTCATCATAAATATAAATTAAGTAACCGTGGCAAACTGGTTGGCGCATACTGCGTGGCTAAACGCCATAAATCATCGCGTCCAATTTATGTATTTTGTGAATTAAGCGAATACTCAACTGGCAGAAGTTTATGGAATACACAAACAGGAAAGCCAGCAACGATGATTAAAAAAGTTGCTGAAAGCCAATGTCTTCGCGCATGCTTCCAAGATTTGTTAGGTGGCACTTATGCTGAAGAAGAGGAGTGGGAAGAAAAAGGCGAAAAAAAAGCGGAATCGCCTCGTCCCGCCTTTCAACAAAATGATGAATTAAAGGACCTATTTACGCCCACGGTTATTGATGAGCCATTTGAACACCCAAAAGCTACTGATGAACAATTAAAAGAAATTGAAGGGTTGTTTACAGAGCTTGCTTTGACAGATGACCGAATCACAAAAGCTTTGATTACGCATGAAGTTAGCTGTCTCGAAGAACTTACTGAAACCAAAGCAAAAATACTTATCTACCAACTCAATAAACTAAAACAGCAATAAGGAGGGCACAAGGAAGTGTTATTTTCTAAAAGACTAAAGCGCTATCTTATCAATCGTAAGTTAAAAAAAATGAATAAAGATTTAGCAAGCGCAAAAGACATTAAAAGTTATTTAGCTGTCGAAAATAAAAGATTAGATTTAATAATGAAACTTAACAAAATAGGCGCAAAAAAATGATAAATAAAGCAATTATACTTGGTCGAATTGGTTTTATTGAAACAAAAAATCACAATGGGATGCAATACACTAAGTTATCAGTAGCTACCAATGAAAAATGGAAAGACAAGAATGGTGAAAAACAAGAAAAAACCATTTGGCACAATGTCTGCGGGTTCAATAAATTGGCAGAGATTATGGCTCGCTACGCTAAGAAAGGCGATATTGTTTATGTCGAAGGCAAAATATCTCAAAACAAATATAAAGATGAAAGTGGCGTTGAAAAAATTAGTTCCAGCATTACGGCTTCCGAATTTAAAATATTAAATAACACACCACAAGAAGAAGCTGTACAAACAAATAAAAATAGTGGTAATGTAAAATCATCAGGGCCTCTATTGGATGACGATATCCCCTGGTGAAACGTCCGCTATACCTCTAGCCGCTTCTGCACTCCTCAGGGGCGGTTTCTAAGATATTAAATAATCCTTAATTAATTGAATAGCATCATCTGCACCCCATATAACTTCTGCATAATAGCCTTGTGAACGCATATCATTAATAAATTCTAGTTGTGCTGGGGTTGCTTTATTCTTACCCCATTTAAGCTCAATCCAAAGCCCATGCCAACGTTTTGTAGGTATAGCAATAAAGATGTCGCTGGTTCCTGGGCGAAGCCCCATGCGCTTGTATATTGCGCCTAGTTGAGGGCTACGTTTTCCATCATTTGGAATATACAAAGCAAAAGGCTTTATTCTTGGATTTAATCTAATCCACTGAAACAATTTAATTTGTTCGTCACGCTCTGACATTAGCTTACAGCCCGACGCAACCAGCCCTTAATAAATTTAGAAAAACTTGGATTCTTTTCAACGAGTCCTAAATAAAATTGCACGCATTCGAATCGAAAAGCGATTAGCAATTCTTGTGCGTCAATTTGATTAATAGCCAAAATGCTTTTAGGTCCTAACTTACCGTCTTCTGTTAAAACTTTACCGAATTGATTACACGCGCGCTGTATAAGTTTTCCTGCTTGTACCAATCCTGCATTAACAGACAAATCAAATAGCTTGGCCGCTATCTCATCATCATTAATTAAATCGCATTTTTGCACATCCCAGAAGCTTTTTTTGTAAATTTTTTTAACATCTGGTAGGGCGAGTTTTTTAATATCATCCTTATCAACATCGCCATCACCGTCAATGTCCCCAATACCACAATCTTTGTAAAGTAAGCTAAGAAAACGCAAACTAACGCCAAAATTCGTAGGGCCTCCATTATCACCTTGTATATCATTGTAACCACCTTCGTGCTTGATTGTTTTGTCAAATGCTTTGTCATAATTAGCCATGATTAGGGTTGTCCTCATTATATTGTTTTTCATCTGCTTCCATTTGAATGACTAAATCTTCGCAAATACCATTTTCATTGAAATAAAAGCCGCCAAATAAACGAACCGCTAAATACATTTTGAATGAGGTGTAAAACGAATTACCCTCGAATCTGAGCATGTTATAAAATATGTCGTCAACATCTTTTCTCGTAAATTTACCTGGGCAAACATAAGCGTAATCATGCCAAATAGCAGGATATACAAAAGAGGCTTTATATGGTGCATCAAGAAACCATAAAAATTGTGGAATGCTTGCAAAATCAGTCCGAAAGAAAGCAGGTACGCCATAAAGTTTATCATCTATTGAGTAAACGTTGTCTTCTGTTGTTATATAATCATAACTTGCAATTGGATAAAAAGGGCTTTTTTCTTGCATATCAATTTGATGATAATTAATTCCTACAAAAATGCTTGTACAAATTAATATAAAACAAAGGGCAGCCATGCAAGCTGCCAGAAATTTTTTCTTATAAAACAAATTTGTAAATTTGAAAGCTATTGACTTCAATTTTGCGCCGATATCCATTTCCAACAATCTTCCTATGATTATCACTCTCATCCATTATACATGACATTACGGACACAAAGTAAGCATGTAAAAACAGAATTAAAAAAAAACTTATTGATAATAATTTATTCATAAATTGTTTTTGGGCATGACAAGACATAGTTTTAGAGCTCCTCAGTCTAAACTAAAGTTAAAAAAAAGCCCCGATTAAGGGGCCTTATATTATGGTGTTAGCGTCAGCGCCTGCCACGCAAAGACCGATGCCCCAGGGTCGCCAGAGCAAAGAACTGTGATGGTATTAGCACTAGGTGTTACTTTTTGAATTGAGACAGCATTAGCGCTCGATTGAATAGCAACGAAAGCTAAATCTGTAGCAGCCGCACCAGTTGCTGTAATAGTAACAGTTGCAGAGCCACCAGCTTCTGTATGCTTGTTTGCAAATTTAACCACTGCCGCAGGCTGTAAAGCAGTTTCAAGTTTTGCTTTAGTTACAGCAGCGTTGATGATTTTAGTTGTAGTTACTGCATTAGCTGCAATTGTTAATGCGCCCGATGATGCTATTGTGGCATCCCCAGACATTGAAACCGCTGTCGCTACTCCCGCTGCGTTTCCCACTAAAATATTAGCAGTAGCTAAAGGCAATGTGGTGCTTGAAGCTACTAAGCTCCAGTTGCCAGAACTGTAGCTAATCTCAAGCCATGCAACTTGCACGCTGATAGCGCTTGGTGATGATTTGATTGTGACCAAAGCCATATCAGATTCTTTCAAGCTTGCGCCATCTTGTTGTGCTTTATTTAAATAACCTGCTGTGGTTACAGTAGCTAATGTATCATTTGTGTCAATGTAGACTACACGAGGCGTAACGCCCACAAGTCCTGTTACAGAAGTTACAATATTCAAAATTGCCATGATTTATTTTCCTTTTTTTCGTGCCGCACGGATATTATCAACTAAATTAGGATAAGGCCTCCCCGCTTTTTTTGCCATAGCTTTAGCGGCCGATTTTTTCTTAGGTGATAATGCTTTTGGTTTGCCAAGTTTAGAGGGTCTTGGCTTGTCCCAAATTTCTTTTTTCATCTGCAATCCCATTTTTTTAATGCTAAAGCCTTTCGGGTTGGACGACCTTTTTCATCTTTCATTGGCCCTTGAACCCCAGACATACGAGCACAAAAACTTTTTCTTCTTGCAGCCTTTTTTGGGCTTTTAGCAGCAGCTTTCGCACTGACTGGAGCTTGCAAATTACCACCTGTTGCAGCGTTGTATTTGCGCCTTCCAGCAGCAGACAATCCGCCTTCTGGATTTTTGTCTTTTTTAGTCATCAATACTGATGGTTTCTTCTTCATGGAGAACCTCTGCGATAGGCTTAATGCCATCATGTATGGATTTAATTAATCCAGCAACCTCTTGATAAGGCCTAGTTGCTAGATATCCTAAAACAGCATTTAGAACATCTTCATGAACTTGAAATTCCATTTTACTCCCCTAGCCAAGTTTTAGCACGTGCTACACAGTCAATAAATGGCTGTAAATCTTCATTGCTTTCTTTTATCCAATCTTTGTCCATCATGATTTCAAGATGCTGGTAATTACGTTTTACACAATCATCTTTTTCATCATCATGACCATCAATTGAAATTAATCCATCAATTAGATGAACCGAATCAAGCATTCCTTTTATATCTTGTTGTACATCTCTTTCCATTCTAAACCCCCAAAGAATTATGAATTAATTTTAAAGAATCCACATCAGACTGGCTTGGGATATTTATCTTTTATTTCTTTTATAATGCTTTTCCAAGCATCAAAACCCTGATGATATAAAATATCCATTTGCTCAGGTAAAGCTGGATATGCCAACTGCCTATCAATTTTGTACTGGTTTTTCTGTATTTCTAATAAAACAAGAGCGTCTTGAATTTCTTTTTCTTTAATCTCTTGTTCAGTTAATTCAACTTCAATACCATTAACAATTTTTTTCATGCTAATACCCCGTACAATTTAAATGTCCCTGTGCCTATATTGCCGCTACTCATTTGTAAACGAACAGCATTTACGGCAGAAGCTGTTACATACATCCCCATGGTAGAATAAACAACTGGATTTAACGGGCTTCCTGCATAACTACTTCCAAGATGTGTCAATAATTTAGTTGCTTGTGATCCCGCTGGATTAAATAAAGTTATTTCACCTGCTCCAACTGTATTGGTGACTGTATAAAAAGCAACACTATTACTAAGTAATATGGATGAGGAATTTGTGCTTGCAGCAGCAGCATAGGAACCTGTTCCTTGGGCCATCCCAGTATACTGATAACTGGATGTGATAAAGCTTGAGCCATTATTTGTGCTAAATAATATTGTGAATTGAGTATTTGTAGTTCCTGGGTATAAGTTATCGTAAATAATTTTATAAGCCGAATATGTTGTGCTTAAACCTGTAAAATCTATTGCAGCACTTGCAGAAGCTGTTCCAGTGCTAATTAAAACCCAAGCAGAAGATGTTGCTGATAATGCCTGAAACGTCGGCAAAGCACTTGCCCCATTGCTTGTAAGCACTTGTCCAGAAGTTCCTACAGATGCAATAGACTGTAAATTTCCTGTGCTAGTTGTACCGCCACAAACTACGGCATAAGCGGTTGTACTAGTTAAACCAGTTCCGCCTTGATTTACAGGCAACGGAACTGGTAATTGTGATGTGAATCCTTGTGACATATTATGCTCCTAGCTGGTCGTGAATCAATTTCAATGAATCTACATCAGGACAAGTATTGATATCATTTTTAATTGCTGCATATTTTTCACGAATCCTCACTCGTTCTGCTTCTGCTGCGTCATGGTCATCACCTGGAATTTGCAAGGCTATGATTGCATCATAAGGTTTAAACTCTTCCGCTCTAACTTCTTTGCGCTTTGCGTGAGTGATTTCTTTTGCTTTGTCTAGGTTAATTACAATGCTCATTTAAGCCTCCCATGACCATGCATTGCGAAATGTTCTATCTAGGGGCAATTCGCTAACATCGATAATTTTGTATTCAACACCCTCTGGCACACTTTTTGAGATAATTTCTTCGAATGTCATTGTTTCTAATGCTTCTGGTGTAGGATGCACAACTGAAACACCGCCCTCACTATTTGGATATATAATTATTTTATTCATAATAGTTACCTTAAAAAAGCTAAGCCAATATAAGTTGCATCGTAATTTCCACCTGTTCCAATTGCACTTATTACTCGACAAGCCGAGGCTGTTGGAGTTGTTGTTGTGTTAGTTGCAACGGCGGATGATGCGCCTCCAGCACTGGTATTTTGTCCAGAACTAACCATTGCATAGTTAGCATCAGCAAGGGCATTTGTAAAATTAATTGTATAATCGCCAACGTTATTATCCGTGATGCTTGTTACATTGCCGCTTGCACGTGCCGTAGGTGTGCCTGAACCATTAAAATTAATCCATGCCACAATATTTCCTTGTTGCAACGTCTGAAACGTAGGCAAAGCCCCTGCGCCATTAGACGTCAAAACCTGGCCACTAGTACCAACACTCGCAATACTTTGTTGTGCGCCTGTAGAGGTTGTGCCACCGCATAATACGCCATAAGCTGTAGCGGATGTACGACCAGTTCCGCCTTGGTCAGCAGCTAATGGCAGGTTGAGATTACTTGAAACACCTAGAACATTGTAGTACTCAGTAATAATAATAATACCTGCCGCGCCATTTCCGCCAGCGACAGCTGAAAACGAACCATTTGCACTGCCACCAGAACCTCCTGACCCAGAATTTGTTGCTGCGTTGCTTCCTGTGTTAGTTGTGCCTCCAGATGCTCGACCGCTTGCGCTTCCTGCTAAAACCGAACTACCGCCATTGCCTGAAAAAGCTATAGAATTGGCTAAAAATCCTGTAGTCCCAGGATTACCAGTTACACTGACATCCCCATTCGACGCAGTTCCACCAGTTCCCCCAGCTCCAGCAACTCCTACGCTGCCGCTTGCGCCGCCAGAGCCGCCATTACCTCCATTAGCAGTTAAAGTACCAAATGTAGAATTTCCTCCAGAAGAGCCAGCATTATTGCCAGCCGCTCCACCATTGCCGCCTGCGCCTACAGCATATGAATATGTTGCAACAGGTGTAATTATTAATTTATAACAATAACCACCAGAGCCGCCTCCGCCACCAGCAGAGCTTGAACCTGATGTTGCTGCGCCGCCACCTCCTCCGCCACCACCACCAATTAATTCTACGGTAATGAATTGAACATTATTAGGAGTTGTATAAGTTCCTGAGCCTGAGGTATAAACTGTAGTTGTTGGGGTTGTTGTAGCCAAAAATGGCGTTGCTAAACCTTGTGACATATTAACTCCTTAGGTATTTTCCACGCCAAAAATATTAAATGAACAAGTTGCAAGCGTATTGTATACTCTAACAACATCACCAGCACCCAAAGTAATCCCGATGGTGGTAGCGAAAGTGTTATTTCCTGGAATCGCAATGTCATAGTACAAATACTGTGATGCAGTATCACTAGCTCCATTCACCGCAACGCTAATTCTAAAACTTGTTGCTGTAGCACTTTGATTTGCAACTGTTATTGTAGAAACTGTTGCCGTTGTTAAAGCAGGTACAGTATAAGCATCAGATAAAGTTGCGGCAGCAGGTTTAGACTGCCCTAATATTTTGTAAGTTGTTGCCATTTTAACCACCCATCAAAAGGAAAGAGAAAGCTGCATCAGCACCACCAGCAGCAGCATTTTGGAAACTTGGTAATGCACCAGCACCGTTACTTGTTAAAACTTGGCCTGCGGTTCCAACACTAGCCACTGATTGTTGTGCGCCAGTTGATGTAGTCCCGCCACAAATCACTGAATAGGCTGTTGCTGTAGTTCTACCTGAACCTCCCGAACCAACAGGCAATGCATTTGCAAGGGTTGTAACACCAGCATTACTAATGCTTAAAGCTGTGACAGGAATCAACGCGCCATCAGGTGTAACCATCAATTCTAGTTTACCTGGAGCCGAGCCATCGGCCAAAGTTCCAGTACTATCAGCACTGAAACGAATTTGACCAAAGATGCCATAGTAACTATTTAACCAACCTGTGGCGTACATGCTGTAAAGAGGCATGTTTGCAGTAACAGTTGCATGAGCAGAAGTATTAGAATTACTTCTAGCTGAAATCTGCAATGGCTCCTGTGTGGTTGAATGCTTATGAATTGTAACCATTGCGGGGGCAACGTTACCGATATCGTTGACTCTGAATCTGGAATTAAATGCAACGCCATCAATTAGGATATTGCCCACTTCGAGACCTGGGTCTCCAACATCAACATGACCTGTTCCATTTGGCTCTAAATATAAATTGCCGTTAGTTGTAACAGTGCTAATTGTGTCCGTGTTAATGTTAATATCATTAATTGTTACATTAGACATTGTCGGAGCGGTATCACCAACAAACTTCCCTGTGCCAGTTTGGCCTGCTAGACTTGTATTTACTGCATTATTAGTTGCCATATCGATTCCTTATGCTACAGTGATTGCGCCCTGCGGCCCTGTAATGACAGTCCACTGGGTGTCAGCCGTGATACACAATAACTCTATACTATCAAACTGCTGTGTACTTTGTAGATAACCTGTTGCGCCAATTGTTGTAGCACTTGACCCAAAGAAAATTTCTTGCCCAGCATTTTGCGCAATCTTCCATCCACCAGCACCTTTGCCCGCTATTGACAATGTTGTGCCTAAGGCCGCAGTTGTAGGCAAAGTCAAGGTGACTAAAGCAGGATTATTTGTGATATATCCATTGTTTGCAGCCATTGTTTGACTTGTGCCAGTGACCTCAGTCCAAGTATAGCCACCGCCGCCGCCGCTGATAGTAATTGTGCCAGCACCATTTGTTACTGTAATTCCTAATGTTCCTGTAATCGTTGCAGGAACAGGTGTCGCTCCTGTAGACCCGATTAGCACCTGACCATTGGTCATGGAGCTTGTCCAGGATGGAACGCCAGACGCATTAGTCACCAAAGTTGCGCTATTAGCGGTTGCTAATCCACCCACAGTATTGGTTGCAGAACTGTAAAGTAATTGATTTGCAGTCGTTGTTGATGGGTATGTTGCCGTTGTGAATGTATAAATCGAGCCATTGCTTTGTGCTAATGTCCCGTTAGCTCCAACACTGCTTGCGCCTGTACCGCCTCTAGTTACGCCTAACTGCCCAGACCATCCCAAAGTTAATGATACAGCTTGTAACAATGATGTAGCTGGGGTTCCACCCAAAGTCAAAGTGACGTTGGTGTCGTCAACTTTAGTCATAGCTGAAGGTGTTGGCAACTGAGAAGTTGTTGCTAAAGTGCCACTTGTTGGGAAAGTTACTGTTGTAATCCCTGTCATAGTGAATGTTGAAGCAAAAGCTCCAGATGTCGTTAAGCTTCCGCCTAAGGTAATTGTGCTTGTGCCATTGTTGACGCCTGTGCCGCCATAAGCAGAACCTATAATGCCGCCATTCCATGTGCCTGAGCCAATTGTGCCAACACTTGTAATATTACCTTGAACTGCTGTGGGTAATGTAGAGCTGATACTTGGAACGCCGCCAGCACTAGTAATCAATACGCCGTTATTTGCAGTTGCTAACCCAGAAACCGCTGAGCCAGTTGTGGCATAATAAGCTAATTCATTTGCCGTGCCTGGATTGACCACTCCACCAGCCGAGCTTGAAATTTGAATTGTTCCAGCACCAGGAGTAACAGTGATTGAACCAGCGCCTGTAATACTGCCCACGACAGGGGTGGCGCCAGTTGAGCCAATTACTAACTGACCATTAGTCATGCTTGCAGTATACCCTGGAACACCAGTTGAGCTTGTCACCAGTGTTGCGCTATTAGCTGTAGTAATTTCACCAATAACATTGTTAGCAGAACTATAAAGAATCTGATTAATCGTAGTCGTTGCAGGATAAGTTGCAGTAGTTGCTACCCAGTTAGTGCCATCAGCCCTTAAAATCGTACCAGTTGCGGTGGCAGTTGCAGGATAAGTTGCAGTAGTCCAAGAATATTTTGTACCGTCAGATTGAGCTAATTGCCCAGCTGTTCCTAATGTACTTGTGTTAGTACCGCCCCTGGAAATTGGCAATAAACCAGACCAGCCCATGGTAATTGACGTGGCTTGCAAAAGAGCAGTTAAAGGTGTGCCGCCAAGTGTTATAGTTACGTTAGAATCAGATGTACTTGTCAAAGCCGCTGGCGTAAATGGAGCACCAAAGCTTGCCCATGACAATTGCCCAGCTCCGTTTGTCACTAATGCTTGGTTAGCTGTGCCATCTAACTGAGGCCAATTTAAACCATCAAGAACAATACTACCTACAGTATTAGGTGTAATGACAATGTTGCCTCCCACGTCAGTGGAAGTGATTGAGTTGCCATTAATATTGATATTGTCAACTTGCAGCTCAGATAGGTCGTAAAGCTTATCGGAAGAGTCAAGAGAAGCATTTGTACTTTGCACCCAATAAGTTCCATCGCTTCTTAAAATCTTATTGGCAGGGCTTGCAGAAGGCAATAAGGTAATGTCAATTTGTAGTTGCTGAAATGTAATTGGGCTTGTACCAATAACAAAAGGCCCAGGTGAATTCTCTTGAAATACTAAACTTGCGTTTTGAGTCCCTTGGGTAATTGCAACAACGCCTAGATAAACAATTTCGGCGGGCTCATTATAATCTGTTGCTCTTGTCAAAACCCAATTTGTTGTTAAATTACCTATATTGCTTACAACATAAATACCATTTTCAAATGTATTGACTTGATTTTTAATCAATACACGGTCATTTAACGCCAAAGTTATGCCGTCAATCTGCAATCCAACTTGTGCGCCAGCATTTGTAAGAGTCGCCCCTACGCCTGCAACACCATTCGCATATGTTGCAGTTAATGCCGCAGTTGTTGCAACACGGCAACTTGTGTAAGTTGTAAAACCTTGAGCAATTAAAATATATTGCAAAATGTCAGCGAGAATATATTTAAATGTTGTCCCGTTGATAGATTGTGTTGTATTTAACGGATTAGTAGCGGGTATTTCAATGTCGCCGTTCGGCAACCCACCATTAACAAGCTGACTAATAGGAATCGACATGTCTCACCGCCTAATTTTGGTAGTTTTGTATGACTTGGAATTGCACGGAAACTAACGCTCCGCCAGTGTCATTTGTAATTAAACTGATAGTATCACCTGCATTAACTTGCAGAGCTGGTGGATTAAGCAAGGATGATGCAGCTCCAAAAGCTCCAGCAGGAACCGCGGCAGTTGTTTTGGTACTGACAAACACATTTTTACCAGATTGGTAGCTAAAAATTGCAATCCATTTTTGATAATTGTCAGGTACAGTAATGCTTTGCGCAACAGTTGCGGCTAGTAAACCATTTTGAATATCATCACTGAATTGCAAACCAAAACCATTAATTCCTGTGACACTGCCGTTGATATCTCGTATTACATTATATTTTGTAGACATGTTGATTCCTTAGTTTTGTATGCCGTAACGCGCATCTGCAACCCATTGATAAATTAAAGTATTGCCAAGACCACCAGCTTGCGCTCCAAAAGTTATCCAAAATGAACTTTGCCCCGAAAAAACAGAATTCACAATTCTATTACCTGCTGTTGACGCATCATAAATTTGTCCTTCAGTAAAAGGCGCAACAGTAGAATAAACTTTTAAATTATCTGTAGCAGCTGGAGGTGATGATGCAGTAGGCGCGGCTCTTTTCATGGTTTTGTAAAAGGCTGTTGTACCTATTTGGTCTTGTAAGAGATTTGTGGACTGACCAAAAACTACAGCGCCAATATTTGTTGCAGTTTGTTTAGCGACGTTGTAGTTATAACTTTTTTCATAATATTGTTGTAAAGCAGCAAGTGTTTCACCAAAGCTCATAGCGCCTGGAGCTGTTGGAATATAGCCTTTTTGTAAACTAATATGTTCAACTTCTACGCTAGAACTAACAGGTATTTGTGCAAAGCTAACAACAATTGCAAAATATGTAGCACTGTTTATACCTGCCACCGCTGATTCATCCCAGCCTGCAAAGCCATAATTAGCCATAGTGCTAGAAAGCGTAAAATTTGCTGCTCCTAAAGTGTCTCGTGTAACCTCAATCCATGTTCCAGAAGAACCGCCGCCTACAGAAGGTGCGCCTGAAGTATTATCAACTGCCGTGACTAAACTGTAACAGTTTGCGGTTAGGTCAGTACCTAAAGTTGGTAAATTTGCAGCGACTGTATAATACAGATGAATTTGGCCTTTTAGAGTGCCTGTGCTTACCTTAGCTCTTAACTGTGAACATACAGGATTATTTAACAATTCTTGCGCTTCATTTGGCCCTAAATATTGCACCAATGCTAAAGATGTTGCTGTTCCTGCTACAGCAAGTTTTAATGCACGATTATCAACTTGTGAAACAGTTGTATTATTAACTACACTTTGAAATAAAATAGTTTGGTCAGCAACATAAAATGATTTACCTGGGCCAGTCACATTATAAGTTACACCTGCTGTACCTTGCGCCTGAAATGGATTCATCGCAAAATCCCAGCCTAAGGTATAACTAGGAATTGGCTTATACTCTAACTGTGGTTTGTAGTACCAAAAAGTTGCATTTGTTTGCTGCGCATTTGTTGATTGTGTTCCTGAAACTAAAGACGTTGCATTCTGAACAGTACATCCAAATAAGCTCGTATATTGCATAGTCCGACCCGATGGCACAGAAACTTGCATTTCTACATATCCAGTATCAGGTGCGGTATTATTTGTTACATCAATTAATACAGGTGCTCCGCCAACGCCAGCTAAAAGACCAAAAGCAGAATTGTTTGGAACTCTTTCAGACAATACTTGTTTAGAAGCGCCACCATTAACAACATAATCTATTGTTAAAACTTCAGCAATCCCATCTGCACACGCAGCAAGCATAGCAACGCTTAAATAGTTGTTTTCAAAAACTCGTGGCGATTTATCTAATCGCTGACTTAGGGTAATTGGCAATACAGTTGAATCACTAATTACTTCTAAATAATAACTTGGGTTTGTAATTACATCTGTAGATAAAGGTTGTTGACTTATCTTTAGACTACCAGCCCCAGCATAATAAATTGACCACCCAGGCGCAAATTCAAAATTTCCAGGACCTGTAACATTAATTTGATAATATTCTTTTCCTGAAGGAGCAGTAAAGTTAGTATTAAAATTAACAATAGAAAACTGCGGATTAGTAAATAAATTTAATGAGCTTTCGAAAACATCTGAAGGACTTGTGCTTTGAATTAAATTAGGTGGCCACGCTTGACGTGTAAATTGCAGCACGGAGCCTTGTACACTTGGGTCGCCACTCCAAACCCGTATAAAATATAATTCAATATTTCCTGGAGCTTCAGGTGTTCCAACATAAGGAAATAAAAATGGGATAATGTCATCACCATTATTATCCTGAAAAGTCCCAGCTATAGTTAATCTTAAAACTGAACCTAAATTTGTATATTGATAAGTATTATTAATTAAAGATTGTTGAAACACATCTTTTGGCACAGTAAAAGCTGGGTCACTAAAGAACTGTACATAGCCGCCAGCCAAAGGAAAGCCTGTGTCTTTATTTACAAAGTACTCTTGCAAAGGAAAGCAAGCAAAGTACAAAGGATTAGGTGTTGGTGTCGCCATATTAAGTCCTTTTTTTATTACATCATTATGCTATTAGTTCGTCGATAATACAATTGCGTTATTGTTCAAATTCATTTTGTGGTTGTTGTTTACCGCCAAGCAGATATTTTAAAGCGGCAAAACTTGGTAAAACACTTCCTCCGCTAATGCCTAATTTTTTTAGAGTCTCTTTGTCTTCAACTAATTGATGTATAGGTTTTAGTTCTGGATTAGCAGCTCTTAATTTTTTCATGGATTTAGAAGATTCCATTGTTTTTTCAAGTAATGATTTAGAAATTTTTTCGTCAGGGCCAACGGCTTTTGAAACCAATGGGTCTGAATAAGTTTCCATTAAATCTCTATATTTACTCATGCCTTCTCTTATTTTTTTTGCAATACTTTCTACACCACTTTTATTAAAATGTTCTTCTATATAATTATTGATTTTATCTCTTTGCTGAGAAACAACTTTACCCATATCTTGTTCAGCTACATTTTGACTTCCATTTAATTTTCTTGCGCGACCGCCTAGATAAGATTGAAATCTTCTTAAAGCATCAAAATCACCAGATTTTGCTTTGTTAACTAAATCTCGCACGGCTTCTGTTTTTTCTAATTTAGGCGCAAGTTCATTCCAAAAATTCTTATCTAATGGCGTGCCTTTGCCTGTTTTTAAAACATCAATACCAAGTTTTTTAGCTTCAAGACCCGCTTGCTCTAATAATCCAGTAGCGTAATCATGCGCTTTATTGTAATTTTTTAATAAAATTTCACCAACTTTTCCGCTAGTTGGAGTTTTAAAAGATGCTTTTGTCAATCTAGCCACTGGTTTTATAGCAAGGCCACCTGCAGTCATTAACATATCCTCTATTGAAGACAAAGCCCTTTCACCGTATCCGCCTTTTTTTTCTAAGCCACCAGCTAAACCCGCCCCTAGAATGGGCGCAGCTACAGCCATTTCAGGAAGTGCCGCCATAGTTCCAATTACAAATGGCGCAGCAGCAGTAATATCGCCAGCTAAACTACCTACGCCTCTTCCAAGAGTCTCTCCGAATGAAGTAGTTGGTGTTTCGGCAGATAATTCTTTAGGTTGGCCTCCTAGAAATTGCTGTATTCCTCCGACACGCTCTTGTACTTGGCGAGGAAAAGAGTAGCCAAGCCCTTTAATAAAACCAATATCACCCAAACCGCTTATTGCTTGCCCTGCGCGAGACAATGCTTGTCCGCCAGGCATTTGCATTAATCTTTGCATGTAGCCTTGCGTTTCAGGTTGCATTTGTTGTGCCTGGGGTAGACGTGAAGAAAGTTCTTTTTCAATGCCTTCACGGCGTTGTAGTTCTGCTATAATTTCTTCTTTTGTTGGTTGCGCCATAATTATTCCCCGAAGCTTTGTAACATTTGTTTAAGTTGCGCTGTAGGTATCTTAGATAAATCAGTTTTTGTTTCTGTCGGTTTATTTATTTGTTTTTTTGGTGCCAATCCTTCAAAATATCTTACTTTTCTCGCGGGAACAGCTGATGCTGATGCTTCACGCATTTGATTAATAACATCAACAAATCTTCTATCTGCTTCTGTTAATACATCATTAGAAAAGGCATATTTACCTAAAAAGTTATCTACATTTTCAGGCAGCCCAATATTAGAAAAAGATTTTTTAATTTGATTAAGTGCGCCTAGTGTATTTGAACCGCCTAAAGTTGCATTTTCTTTGATTGCAGCAGCTGAAGATAATTTTTTTGCTACAATTAAATTAATTAATCTTTCTTTTGCTTCTGGACTAGATTCTTGATTATAAATATCTTGCGCAATTTGTGTTGCGCCGCCCTTACCTAAATAAGGAGCAGAGCCTTGATTCATAATTGGCAAGGTGTAATTGAATGAAGCGCCACCTGATATTTCTTTTGCTTCTTCAGTTGTTGGAGGGGCTGCAATACCAATCGGCTTACCTTGGTCATCGGTTACATAGCTTTCACCTGTTTTTAATTTCGCACCACCAGCTACGCCGCCTTGTGAAAAAGTAATATTGCCTTCTTTATCCACGCCAAAACTCATGCCAGCAGGCCCTGCAGCTAATCGGGAGGCATAATCTTGTGCCATTTTGGCTTCTGGAGATTCAACGCCGTATTGCTGTCTAATTCTTTGCATTCCTGATATAGCTTTTTCTAAAGGACTTAATCCTGTAACAGATGGTTGCAAGGCTTTGGCTCTTCTAGCTTGTAAAAGCTCCAAATTAGCTTGGGCTGTAGGTTCAGCATATTGCGCTTGTACGCCAGCCATTTTATTTGCTAGTTGTTTGGCCAAAAAATCTTGGGCCATTTGTTTGGGTTGAGTTTGCAATTGCATGTAATTGCCAAGTCCTTGCATAATAGCTTGTTGCAAATCTGGTAGCGCACCTGCTTCTTCAGGCGTAAATTTAGGCATTGTAGGAAAGTTAATAGCCATGCTGTCACCTATTTAAATAAATTAGTAAAACCGCCAAAAAGACCCGCGCCGCCTAAAAGACTCATCAAACCTTGCAAGGCTTGTGATACACCGCCAGAACGTTGTTGGTTTTGCAGGGCTTGCGACATTCCAGCCATTCCACCTTGTTGAGCCATGATATTGCCAAGCATGTCAGCATAGTTTGTGCTTGCGCCATAACCCATCTTGCTAACATCACCCATACCCTGAAGACCCGTCCCATATAATCCCATCATGCGACTCATGTAATCGCCAAAATCTTTTTGTGCTAAGGTTCCAGCAACATCTGCGGATTGCAATTGCGCTTGCGGTGTGCCTGTCATGCCGCCTGCTGCTGCTTGGTTCCCCGCAGCCCCAAGTGCTTGTTTAAGAGCAGATTGAAAACCAGGAGATTGCTGATAGCCACCAGCAAGTTTGTTATAAACATCGCCTGTAGAGCCTGTGAGCTGACCATATTGGCCCATCAAATCACCTAAAGCAGATTGACCAGCAGTCATGTAAGGACTCAAGTATTTTTCTGTAGCACCAGGAATTTGACCATAAATTTTACTTGCGGCATCATAGGGGCTTTTTTGTTTGCCGAAAATGTTAAAAAGACCGCCACCAAGGCCAGCTAATCCAGACCCCATCGACAGTTGATTGAATAGTTTTGTAAGTTCTGAGAAGTCTTGTGCCATGATGTGTCCTTATGGTGTATAGGGTATTACTTTAAATACAGGATTTCCGCCGATATTAATGGCAACTTTTACTTGGTTTACTGTTGTGTCATAAACCATTGTGCCATATGCGCAAGTCTTGCGTCCTTGTATATCTACATTGTTTTGTATTACCAATATATCAGCGCTTGTTAGAGATGGCAAAACGACGCCCTCGCTGCCAAATAGTCTTTGTAAATTGCTTATTAGCACTTGTCGAAAAGTAAGCTCATCGTCAGTTGGATAACCTTCCTTATCAACCATTTCACCCATATGTAAGTTAGGAATGCGGGTAACATTTCTATCGCTTACGGTTGTCATTGATACACCTCCAATACTCCATTAGTGCAAACAAAGCGGCCAAAGCCACTGAATCGAAGTTGGAATGTGGCATCATTTACAATTCCTAAACGCTGATAGATAAAACGTGACTTGCGTTGTCCAGTAGGATTCATATTTAAACGCCAACTTGAGCCAAATGATTCACCCCCATCACGCGAAATACTCAGGTCTACAGCCTCTGAATAGTTTACTACATACTCAGTTTGGCTAACAGTTGCCTCAACGCCGATAGGGTTACCAGATTCCGTCGTAATTTCAACGTAAGATTCAGTTGCTAATATTTGCCCAAGTGTATTAGATTGTACTGGCAATAATGTGCGAATATTTTTTTGTCCATTCTCAATGGTAAAACCTAGACTTTTAGCAATAAAGTATCGCTGCGTAGGCAATCTGACTGGGGGTGTTATGCGGATCCGAGGTATTTCATGGGGTTTAGCAGCCTCGCCAATACCATAAATTGCGTCAGTGTATTGGGTGCCAAAACGATAAATATCACCACCATTCAGCGATACAAAATAATAATCGTTACCAAATAAAACAACTTGTCTCGCAATATGGTAATTTAACTTTTCATCTGATACGTTGAAGAATAAGCCTGTATTAAAGTCGTAAGCATAGCTAATATTGTCATCAGGAAATGTGAACTGATAAATCATGTGGCCATCTTGCCTAAATAAAAAGCCAGTGCAGTTTGTTGGATTGGTTAAATTAGCTAAAA